ATCATCACTCAAGCGGCGTCTGACTGTCGCCAGACCCACAACACCGTACGTCTCTGGGACGTACCAAGGGACAAAAACCTTCATCAAACGTGTCCGATTCTCCTTCATGAACAGGGAGTGAACTGCGGGTTCAAAACCAACAGGGCAAGTAGATATGAGCTGTCTATGGATAGCACCGATCGAAGACACAAACTCACTCTCCGCATCATCCTCTTTAACAACATCCGCACGCCCCCCAGAACGCTTCAAACCATACACAAGACCCATGTTGACATAGGGTATGTGGGTGAGGCGAACCTGGGTATCATCCCATTCATAAGAAGTGGAATTAATATTGGCATAGACAGGGTGAGAGTAGGTTTTACCTACGGATGGTTTCAATCCAGCCGAAGCAGCAATTGACTTCCACACATCAGAAAAGATGGGGGAGGCAACGACGAGACCGTCGTCGCCATTGGCCGTGGCTGGAAAGAAATCAAGCGGCACCACACATGACTCGGACACCTCATAAGATGCACGAATCACGGCGGCGTTTGCCACACACAGAACAATAAAGGACACAATGGAGCCCATGAGCTGGCCCCAGACTTGGGGAGTACCTTCAATCATATGACCTGTAAGGGCCAGATGAAAGAGATCTCGGAGCACAGGACCCAAGGGTTGAGGAAGATTTTTGAAAACACAATCACAGATACGGTCTACAATTCGACGGCTCACAGCCGGATCGAAGAGATCCGTTGCACTTTCGTAGTCTAGGGAATGAAACAGGAGTCCAAGCATGGGGTCCTGTGACTGCGCCTCAGTAAGAGGTCTTGGGAAGAGAATCTGAGTAAGACTCTCCGCAGACACGGGCTTCCCCGTATACTCAAACATCTTGAAACGTCTAAGACGATTATGCAAGAATTTCTGGACTGGTTTCAGGACGAAGTAGGTGAGAGCGGGTCCCTTGGATATAACACGAACCTTGAGAGATTCGGCCAGGGCGACCAACTTAACATCCGGCTTCTCCTCCATAGCCAATTCGACGGCATTTCGGTATAGTTCACGATACCGATTCTTAACCATGAGTTTCCACTCAGGTGAGAGCTCCATATGCACGTCGTCCTCCGCATCCATCTCATCTCCACCATTCACCTCCACACAACTACCCCGATAAAGAGCCCGCATATCTGCCTCTTCTAGCACTGCGTGTAATGCGAGATATTGCTCAGGTTCCATGGAATCCCAATCATCACGAGAGAATTGCTCCTCAGGGAGACGGATAGGATCAGGACCGAGAAGATCGCGCTCGACTAAAGTGCCGAGTGTCCCAAAGTTCGAGCGACTGTCAGTGACATTCGCCCGAATGGAAGGGGCAATAGGACGATAAAGGTCATCTTCCGTCATGCAGTAACCATCAAAAATTTCGATGGTAGTGCGGTCGAGATGGGTCATTAAATCGTCTCTAGAGAGATATTCTGACGGGGGACAGGGATGTAGCGTGGTAAGTACTTCTTTAGTCTTAACAGTGGCTGCTAACAGCGCACTCTCACCAGGACGTGGCATTCCCTTCTTCAAGAAAAGGATGCCAACGGCAAAGTGAGGAGCTTGAGTAGATCTCATGACCTTACGCATAAAGCGTCCAAGAGAACCACCAGCTAGGAAAGAGGGACTATCATCGAGAGAAAAGGGACGAACAGGTAGTTCGGTCTCAAGATAATCGGAAAAGAAGGCTGAACATTTGTACTTAAGGAATTTAATCCATCCACACTCCGCTGAGCATGACTGCCAGTGTAGGAGCGTGGGTCGGGGATCGAACCGAGTTCGGTCAAACCCGTAAAGTTGACAAAAGTCAAGAAGGACGGACATGGACAGAGTGAGCTTCTCCTTATCCTCCGCTGAACAAGCGGAGGGGAGTTGACCCTCTACCATAGGGGGGTACGCTTGCGTCGTATCATCATCTCCATTATCCTCAGTTTTACTATCTGGCGTGCTCAACACAGTGTATGTGTTGCTATTGCTTATACCAGAGGTCATTCGGAGGGATGAAGGTGAGAACGACTCACTGCGCGGTGACATCGTGCTAAGGACACTCTTTCTTTGAACAGAG